CTACCATCTGGTCTAATTTTCTATTTAGACTTCAAGTATGGTACAACTGCTCCAAACCAAGACTTGCGTAACTTGAACAATGGTACTTCAAAGACCACCCGTGCAGGTAAGCAATTGAACGACAGTTTGTTCGGCGGTACAGGTAAGAAGTTGGGTTCAACCGACGAAGCTGTACGTGGTCTATACGGACAAGGTGCTTATGCATATTCAATCCGTCCAGTAAGTAGCTCTGCTATTACACTTGCTAAGAGTGCAACAGGTACTACAATTGGTAACACAATTCAAACTGCTTCATGGAACGACGTACAATTTGCTAGCGAATTGAGTAACTCAGTAGTTGCCGGTAAGTTGTTCAAGGTAACCTTGAATCACGGTGACAACGTAACCAGTGGTATCGCTGCTAATGGTTATATGTACAACGTTGATTTGAACGCAGTACGTTCATTCAACTTGATCTCAGGTTCAACCACACCAACTTCTCTAAGAAGTAATGGTTTGGTATTGAATACCTACACCAAGGCAATCAACACTGGTAGCTTGAATACTCCATTCTATCAATCAGTATACATCGTATCCGCTTCTAACAGCGCTTTCGGCGGTGTAGCAAGCAGAGTTAAGTTGATCTATAGTCTACAACCTACCGACAACCTACGTGGTGATTTCGAAGCTGGTAAGACCCCAGGTGAAGGTTCTGGTACACAAGGTAACGTTGCTACACAAAGCATCGATACTGATATCAGTATTCCAGAAGTCAACTTGGTACTAAACAGCGAACCAATCGTTGCTAAGACCCGTAAGTTGAAAGCAGTCTGGACCCCAGAATTGGCTCAAGACTTGAACGCATATCACTCTATCGACGCAGAAGCAGAACTTACTGCTCTATTGAGTGAATATGTATCTATGGAAATCGATCTAGAAATCCTAGACATGTTGAACGAATCTGTTGAAGGTGCAACAACCGAAGCTTGGTCTGCCCAAATCGGTGTTGAATTCAGCAAGGCAATCGATGCAACAACCGGTCAAGCTATCTTCACACGTAACGCAAATGCCTCACCAAACCGCACTGCTTACGTAAAGAGCACCTGGTTCCAAACTCTTGGTAACAAGATTCAAAAGGTATCTAACACTATCCAAAAATTGACCCTCCGTGGTGGTGCTAACTTCTTGGTCGTAAGTCCAGACGTAGCAACCATTTTGGAATCAATCCCAGGATATGTTGTAAACACCGACGGTGATCAAGCTAAGTTCGCAATGGGCGTAAGCCGCGTTGGTAGCTTCGCAAGTCGCTTCCAAGTTTACAAGAACCCATACATGACCGATAACGTAGTATTGGTTGGTTTCCGTGGAAATAACTTCCTAGAAACCGGTGCTGTATATGCTCCATATATCCCACTAATCCAAACTCCATTGGTCTATGATCCAGTGAACTTCACACCACGTAGAGGTGTAATGACCCGCTACGCTAAGAAGGTAGTTCGCCCAGAGTTCTACGGTAAGGTCATCATCGGTGATCTAGACACTGTATAATCTGAACGATTAGTAAGTTAAAACAAACCCTCTACCGAAAGGTAGGGGGTTTTTTATTCAAAAAATTTGTTTGTATTTTCCACGGTTATTTCTTGAACTTCTTCTTTGAATGAAACATTTTTGGGGTAATCAAGAACTTTATGTTTTAGTGATTTGACAAGTTTCTTGTTCTCTATCTTGTTGCTAATAAACTTGATATAACGATACTTGCCACTTTCACGTTTACGCCAAAATGTTCTACCTATACGTTCTTTAAGTTTATCTACACTATGTGTTTTCCACTTAGCATATACACTTCTACTGTGTATCCATTTATAATTGGGAGGTCCATCTAAACTAACACTATAGTTAGGCATCAATGCCACATCAACATAATTGTCTCCTTGAAAGAGAAATCCGGTGGCTTGATATATTGTACCTTTATGTCCCACTTCACTATCTGCGTAACTAAGAATACATTTTATTTGGGGATATTCTTTATTTAGTAATCTAAAACTTTCTGCTATACAATAGCTTTCTATATTCTTACCGTAACCGTCAGCAATCCACAGTCGTGTTAATTCCAATACATTATTATTAGTAAGTAGTGGAGATATGCTCGTGCTAGCGTTCCTACCCACAGCGTTTCCATATACTAATACACCTATTAATCTTTCGTTAAAGCCACCAAAGAATGTACTCTCAATATATTCTTTATAATAAACACCGTAAGCTACGGTACACAGACTCCACTTGTGAGTATAATGATTTTTTTCAATAAGTGTTTTTGCAACATTCTTATTGATACTTTTCAAATAAATTAATGATGAGTCAAAATACTCCGACATAAAATGATCATATCATATGTTTGTCAAAATACAAGTTTTTATAATACCCCCGATATTTATATTATATGAAGATTTTTATGTTATCCGTTTTGTCTCTCAGTCTACTAACAAGTTGTAAAACACCTAACGTAGATAAAGTGCAAAAAACAAAAGATGCCTTGACCGAGACGAGAGTAGAAAAAGCTAAAAATGACGATGAAAAGTTACAAGTTGTTTCCACACTTGCGGCCGGAACCGATTATTCTTTGAAAGCAGTAACCAATCCTCCTGTACAAGTTAAAACTGCTTTGGATTATAATAGTCGAATTTTGAGTATTACGGGCAATCCAAATGTAGACGAATTGAACAAAATGAAACAAATTACAGATTTGTTGAACAGCGAACTTGAAAAGGAAAAAGAAAAGGGTGGAAAATTGTTAAAACAAAAAGACACACAAATACAAGATTTACAAAATAAACAAAAAGAGATACAAGACAAATACGAATCTCAAATAAAATTGTTAGAAACTCAAGCAACACAAGTTGCTAAAAAAGCCGATGCTTTACAATCAACAGTGGATGAAGTGAATAGTTGGATGGGTTTAGGTGGAGTGATGTATGGATTGAAAAGATTTGTAACTATAGGAGTTAGTGGAATATTGATATTTTTGGTATGCTTTATGATTTTAAGATTTTTAGCAGCCACCAATCCTATTGCAGGTGCTATATTTTCTATAGTAGAACATATAGTTGGCATGTTTATTAATATACTAAAAGGCATTGCACCTAAAGCTTTACAATTCAGTAATCATATAGAATTACCTATGTTCAATAAATACAAAGGCACTTTAGATACAGTAGTAGATACCTTAGAAAATCTAAAAACTATTCAAAAGAGAGCGAATGTTCAAGTGACATTAAATGATGTATTTGTTGAACTCGACAAGAATTTAGATTCACAAGAAAAGATTTTGGTTGGAGAATTAAAAGCAATTAACAAATACGGATAATATTTATAATTATGATCAAATTTAACGATTTAATGGAGAACGAAGAGTTGTGTGGCATGACTCTTGTGCAAGACGTAGTTGTTAGTGCTAATTTAAAATACCATCTTGAAAAACAAATACCATTAAGTGAAAATATTTTTAGAACTTATAGTGATAGTTACTTTGAGTTGTTGGAAGAAGTTCGTACTTTGTATATCAACAACCAAATTGAATTATGTGATCCGGACGCTGAATTGGTGGAAAGTGATCTTGGTAAAAAGGAACTCTTCGAAGGTAGAGAAGTTTATTTGGATGCACCTATTGAAGTAGAAGAAGACTTTTTGATGGAGGCCAAACATCGTGGCAGAAATGTTACTCTTAATAGACCTGTTAGAACGCCAGGCGGACCAAAGAAATATGCGGTATATGTAAAATCAAAAAGCGGCAAAATCAAAAAAGTGACATTTGGCGACCCTAATTTGAGAGTAAGAGGACGTAGCAAAGCTCGTCGTAAAAGTTTTGCTGCAAGACATAGATGTGCTCAAAAGAAAGACAGAACAACCGCTGGCTATTGGAGTTGTCGTAGTCATCGTATTCGTAGTTTAGGCAATAAAGGTAGAGGTAAGTACTGGTAAAATGAGTTTACCATTCACAGAAAAGTCGTTGGGTAACAATCAGTACATAAGAGAATTTAGTGCTGATGTGAATACTCATGAATTAGAATGGCACATTGATCGTGAAGATAGAACGGTTGAAGTTATAGAAAATAACGACTGGCAGTTTCAATTAGATAATAATTTACCAATATTGATCAGAGAATCAATATTTATACCAAGAGAAACATATCACCGTGTAATAAAAGGCACTGGTAATTTAAAAGTAAAAATAACAAAACACATATGAGACTTATAGATTTATTAAGCGAAGTAAAAATGTATGAAGGTTTGGGATTACCAGCCGATAGTATACAGACATTAGATCAGTTTGTAAATTCATCTGGTCTAGAAGAAGCCGACATGTTGGGCGCTATGACTCGACCACTTACACCGGATGAAATGCAAGATTATCTTGGAAAAACAGCGGCTGGTAAAAAGACAAAGTTAGACAAATATACAATGCCTTATGTACACAGAGGTAACATTGAAATTAAAGACGAAAATGATCGTAAGTTTGATCTAGATAAATTAAAAGCAGCAATTATTACTCGTCCTACAAAGTTGTTAAAACAAAACGAAAAGATTACTCATAGTGGCGGTGAAACTGCACAGTATTATAATATAGGTTTACCAGCTTTGAAAGGATTGGCAGTAAATGAAAAGACAGGCGATTTTATCGTTGTAGATACGTGTCCTGGAGCAGGTGCTTGTAAAGTATATTGTTATGCCAAAAAAGGTGGTTATGTACAATGGAAAGCAAGTTCTATGTCTCAAACAAAGGTATTGAATTTCTTGTTAAACGATCCACAAGGATTTAAAGCAAAATTAGAATCTGAAATACAAACCGAAGTAGATAAATTTGCTAAAAAAGGAGCTAAGGTAGTAATCAGATGGCACGATGCCGGAGACTTCTTTAGTCCTGATTATGTTGATTTGGCCTATAGTGTTGCTAGAAAGTTTCCACAAGTTGATTTTTATGCTTACACAAAAATGGCAAATGTAGCTACTGGAAATAAGCCTGATAATTTCAAGATGAATTTTAGCATGGGTGCTACTCCAGAACAAGAAAAACAAATACAACCCAAGACTACTAAACATTCTACCGTAGTTCCAAAACCAATGTTTACCGATCTAATTTTAAAGGACGAAAAAGGTAAATTGATAAAAGATAAAGACGGTAAGATTCAATTTAAGTCTCCTGAAGCTATAGACATTTTGAAAGATAAATTATCTGCTAAATATGGAGTTCCAAAAGACACTATAGTTACATATGACGAAATGAAGGTAATTCCCGTTGGAAAAGAACCAAGGTTAAACGTCATAGTAAAACCAGGCGACGGCGATGAAAGTGCAAATAGAGCAGACGTAGTAGGAACTTGGTTACTTATTCACTAATTATATTGTATTATCTCACTAGAGAGATATTTATAATTAATGAGTGCAAATCTAGATCAAGATAGAGTAAGGTGGCCAGGCAGCGGTAGCGCTGTCAATAGTGGAAGTGTACCATTTGGTTACTATTTGAACGAAACTTGTACGGCTGGAGAAACTACATTTGAAAATGATTGTAGCAGCAGTGCAATGTGGGCAGCTAAACGTCTTGGTTATCCAATCATCGACATCGAAATGATCGACGTAAATTTTTACGCGTGTTTCGAAGAAGCTGTTCTGGAATACAATCGTGTAATCAACGAATTTAATATTGTAAATAATCTTGTTAGTCTGCAAGGTTTGCCACAAAACAAATATGACAATCTAACAGGATTGGCAATGAAAAGTACAGGTTTGCCTTATGTTGTACAACTAAGCAAACAATATGGTGCGGAAGCACTTGTTGGTGGTGAGTATGAAGTGAAACGTAATTATATTAGTGTCACTGGCAGCGCTGCTCCGGCAAATACAAATCAAGTATACGATCTGAATATATTGATTGGTCAGGATATCGAACATTTAACCGGCTCTCGCATTGAAGTTAAAAGAGTATTTCATTATAGACCGCCTGCTATTGCTCGTATTTATGATCCGTTCAGTATGACCGGTATGAGTTATAGTAACGTGTTAAGTGAAATGGGATTTAGTGCTTATAGTCCGGCGACACAATTCTTGATGACTCCCATATTCGAAGATTTGGAACGTGTACAAGCTATTGAATTCAATGATATGGTTCGTAAGAGTGCTTATAGCTTTGAAATTCTAGGAAATAACAAATTGAGAATTTTCCCAATACCAACTGATAGTTTCAGAGTTTATATAGATTATATCGTTGAAAGTGAACGTGACATCACAAACTTCTTCAGTGGTTCACGTTATGAATATATTAGCGATCCAAGCGATGTGCCGTATGAGTACTGTACATATTGTAAAATAAACCAACCAGGTAAACAATGGATCAAAAAGTATTTTCTAGCACTTTGTAAAGAAACATTGGGACGTATTCTTCAAAAGTATACAACAGTTCCAATTCCTGGTGGAGAAGTTACTCTTGACGGCGCAGAATTACGTGCCGAGGCTAAGGAAGAAAAAGATGCTCTGCTTGAAAAATTGAGAGATATGCTGGAGAAGACTCTACGCGTTACTCAACTGGAAAATAAGGGTAAAGAAGGTGAAGAGATGCAAAAGATGTTGTCTAGAGTACCACTACACATTTATATAGGATAATTATGGCAGCACCAGTAACACCACAATATCCAAAACAAAATCCAGCTTTTCCCCAATATTGGACAAAAGGCAGAAAAGATATTGGTATATACAATCCAAATTATTCGCCCGGTAGATATTTTTCTCCCAGAGATATCAATATGTTGAGTTCTTTGAACGCTGAATTGATGGGTGATATTATTGAATGTGTAGTTCAAGTCTTTAAGATTGCTACATACGAAACCGTTGTAAACATATACGGTGAAAGTAGTAGTGATAAAGGCAAGGTATTTTATCCTGGCATAAATCTAACGGCTTTAATTCAACGTGAAGATTTAAATGCGGAAAATCAAGGATTTGGTCCTGACAGAAAACAGGATATTGTTTACAGATTCAGAGAACGTGATTGTATCATTACCAATTTCTTTCCTGAAATCGGCGACTTGGTTCTTTACAACGAACGTTATTACGAAGTTGATAATGTAATTCAAGAACAATTTTTAGGCGGTCATCCAGACAAGTCTTGGAGTTTAATTGTAAATACACACTATACAAGACTAAGCAAGTTAAATCTCGTAGAAAGACAAACATAATATATGGCATGGGGACCAAACAACGTAAATGATCCGAATAATTCTCCCAATCCAATTGAAAAGGGAGCAGCTCAGTCGGATGTAAAAAAGTATTACAATCGTGCAAACGCAGTACGTCGTGATACGGATAAAGAAAAGAATCCAACAATTACATTGTTGGACGTTGATACTGCAATCATTAATACTTTAGAAACTCAATTGAAGTTGCAAGTAAATGACAACGGAGAAACAATTGTTGTGCCTGTTATTTATGGTAATCCAGAAAGATGGTTTGCTGTCAAAAAGTATGGTGGTATAAGAGATAATCAAGGCAAAATATTATTGCCAGCGATGATGATTCGTAGAAAAAATGTAGAAAATAACAAGGATTTAGCTACATTCAATCGTTATTTAACATATCAAACCATAATGAACTATTCTGAAAAGAATAAGTATGATCGTTTCGATTTGATGACCAAAGGATTGTTTCCAAGTAAACCCACAAAACAAATTTATAGCGTTTCGTTGCCTGTTCATGTAAACATAACATACGAATGTATTATATGGACCGATTATGTAGATCAAAACAATAAGTTGTTGGAACAAATAAATTACGCTGCTAAAGATTACTGGGGTGATCGTGAAAGATTTAAATTTAGAGCTAGAGTAGATAGTTACAGCATCGAACAAGAAGTCAACGAGGGTGAAGATCGTAATGTAAAGACAGTGTTTGATTTAAATGTTAACGCATATCTATTGAACGATAACTATACAACTAGTATGAGTGGTATAAAAGATACTACTTCCAAGATGTTTACAGTTCGTAAAGTCGTGTTATAAGAAAATGCGGTTTCTTCAGCAACAGAAATGGCAGCTATTAAACAAAATATAGATGCGGTACAAAACAAAGATAACAGCAATCTGAAGGATAAACCATCCGACTATGTTGATGTAACTGGCCAAGGTACCATGGAGGTTAAGCCAAATATTATAACAAATAATGACGGTTATAATAAAATTGAGCCTGGTAATATTATAAAGACGATGTTTCATCCAGCACCAAAATCTCAAACTGATTATGGTGAAAATGGTTGGTTAGCTTATGATTCACAATACATTTATGTTTATCAATATCCATTGGGATGGTTAAAAAGAGAAATATCAACATTTGATTATGATTATAACAGTCAAACTTACATAAGCGGATATGACTGTAATGGCAATCCTATTTATACCACGTCAAATAGAAGACCCATAAATACCGCTTTTAGAATATTTCAAAGATTTCCAGATAAATTTTATCATCAAGTGCCATATCAATCAAGTGATTACGGTCAAGATGGATGGATGAGTTATGACGGCAATTATTTTTATATTTACAGTCAAGGTGAATGGAGACGAGTTCCTATAAGTCTTTTTAATCCATAATTATATATAAAAAATATAATGTTTTTCTAATCATTGATTGTTTTATATTTATAACAAATGGCAAGTTGCAATCATAGTACGTGTCCTCCAAGTGCGTGTGTATTAAATAACGCAATTAAGGATTATAAAAAGGCTAGATCTAGCGTAAATGACGCTAGTTTAAAACCATTTCTTAAAATAATTGAAGCATTACAAGCAGAAATTAATTGCAAAGGCACAGGTAGTAACACATATTCAACAGGTCAAGCGTTTCCATGTGACAATCCATTAACAACATGGATTTTTAATCACAATCTTGGTAGTAAATTAGCAATTATCCAAGTATATGATGAAAACTTTAATCAACTTATACCAGAAACAATTGAGTTGGTTAATGAAAATACCGCAGAAATAACTTTTTCTACACCATCATGTGGTTACGCCGTTGCTAATAGTACACCAACAAATCTACCTGGTACATCAGGTACAAGTGGATCAAGTACAAGCGGATCTTCGGGTAGTTCCGGTACAAATGGTAGCAGCGGAACAAGTGGTAAATCGGCTTCAAGTGGCACAAGTGGTAGCAGTGGAACTGCTGGTATTAGTGGAACAAGTGGTACGGGCGCATCCAGTGGTACATCTGGAAGTACAGGTACTAGTGGATCATCGGGTACAGTAGGACAAAGTGGAACTGTAGGTTCATCGGGTACATCGGGTTCAAGTGGTAGTAGTGGTACATCCGGTGTTAGCGAATCTTCTGGATCATCTGGATCCAGTGGTACATCTGGAAGTACAGGTACCAGTGGATCGTCAGGCACAGTAGGACAAAGTGGAACCGGCGGATCTTCAGGTACAGCTGGATCAAGTGGCACAAGTGGTTTAAGTGGAGGCCTCCCCGGCAGTTCCGGTACAAGTGGTACTACAGGAGAAAGTGGTACACACGGTTCAAACGGAACAAGCGGCAGCAGTGGCACACAAGGTTTGGTCGGTACAAGTGGTAGTAGTGGAACAGCTGGATCAAGTGGTACAAGTGGTAGTAGCGGAATCGGCGGATCAAGTGGCACAAGTGGTAATAGTGGAATTGACGGATCAAGTGGTACAAGTGGTAGCAGTGGTACAAGTGGTAGTGTCGGTACAGGTGGATCAAGCACAGCAAGCCAATCAAGTGGTACAAGCGGTTCAAGCGGTACAAGTGGCAGTGTAGGCGCAGCAGGCATAAGTACACAAGATAGATCAAGTGGTACAAGTGGTAGTAGTGGTACAAACGGATCCGCTGGTACAAGTGGTTCAAGCA